GTTGGACATGGGCGACAACAAGATTATCGGACTAGCTCTTTGCACGGCCGCGACTGATGCAGCCACCAAGGCCTATGTGGATGGCCTCATAACCGCTGGCGGCGGGTTAGCAAATATCGCTGATGACTTATCGCCGGAGCTAGGCGGCAACTTAGATGCGTTGGGCTTCGACATAACCAACATCGCAGGAGCATCTGCTGAGACGGTACAGTTTGATCTCACCTTCGCTGACGGGTCAGCCGAGGGAAGGTTGCAATGGAACAGCGAAGATGGTACGCTAGAATTCGGACTTCCTGGAGGCAATGTCAATCTCCAGATTGGACAAGAACAAGTTATTCTCTGTCGTAATACAACTGGCTCGACGATTGCTAACGGGTCTGTTGTTTATATTTCGGGAGCTTCAGGGAACAAACCACTAATCACATTAGCCGACGCAAGTGATCTATCAACAGCAGTGGTCGCCGGGGTGGCCACAGAAGCTATTAACCATAATGGCAATGGCTACGTTACTGTAGCCGGGTTGGTGCGAGATATAAATACTGATGGCATGGCTGTCGGTGCGCTACTATATCTGTCGGAGACGCCCGGGGCTTATACTACTACAGAACCATCATCCCCAGCAATATCGGTTAGCGTGGGCCACGTAATTGCAGCGCACGCATCGACAGGCGTGATGCTTGCTACGATACACAGTCCCAAAGTGCCTGACTCTGGCTTGGCGAATATAGTCGAAGACACCAGCCCACAGCTTGGCGCTGCGCTAGACGGCCAAGGATTCGACCTTAACAGTATCGGCGTGATGTTCCTGAAAGAGCAGGCCGCCGCGGAAGCTGATGTGGCAAGCCACGGCCAGCTATGGACAACGAACGGCTCACCTAAACGTGTGCTGTTCACAGGCTCGGACGGTGTTGACCAGCCATTAGCAAATGACGACAAGGTAGTACATAACACTGGCGTTGAAGTAATCAGTGGGCAAAAGACGTTTAACGCCCAGATGATTATACCTTACGGGCAGGGGGTTCAGTACGGAACCAACATCGCGTCGAGCGACGGGATGCGGTTAGGCACTAACGAGAACTCTGCGTTTGAGATGACCCCCTATGTTGATGGCACGGCGATGGCGGGAAGCAAACTTACCTACACGTTTGCGACAGACACATGGGCGATAGGCGGCGCGAGTCTTGGCGTGGAGGTTAACGACCTATCTGCCGCTGTGACCTGGGCCAACATCCCGGATGCCAACGTACCGCAGACCGCGGTTACGCAGCACGAAGGTGCCTTGGCCATCGCGGAGTCGCAGATTACTGACGGCTCGATACTGGCTAGAGTAGGGGCCTCGGAAGTTATTACTCAGGGGTGGACTTTCCAGCACACTGGTGGGATCTTGGCGCAACCACTATCAGGCCACGCCTCGCTAGTATTGAAGGGGTTCGGTAGCGCACACAATGCAGTGATCCGTCAGGAGACGGACACAACTTTTAACATACGCCCCAAGCCGTCGGTATTCACTGACGACCTGGAGTGGACCGTTGCCACCGGTTGGAAGTTCGATCTCAACCTGCTTGTCGGGGGAACCCTCGGGGTCACAGGTGCGCTAACGGCGCTGTCTTACGGCGGGATCACTGAGGGCAACCTTCTTGACAAGTCTGTTGCTGAGACGATATCCACCGGGTGGACGTTCGATACAATCGTGACCAAGTTCAACCAGATTGCCGAGTTCAACGCTCAACCGGGCATACGCATCATGTCGCCTGACAGGAACAGCCAGTTCCAGATAGGCGTCTTAAACACTAATATAACACAGGTCGAGTCCAGCGCCGGTAATGAGATTGTGCTTGATGGCCCGAAGCTAACGACTGACGCCAGCTCGACAGCTCGGGCTGGGTTTAACGTACCAGAGGGAACCGCGCCAACTGCTCCAGTAGATGGAGACATGTGGGTTACGGCTACGGACATACTGGCCCGCATTAACGGTGTCAGCAAGTCGCTGATCACTGGTGACGCTGAAGTGAATGACCTCTCGTCAGTAGTGACGTGGGCCAACATCCCGATTGCTAATGTGCCTACTGGTACAACTAGCAGCACGGTATCGCTGGGCAACCATACCCACACCTACCTCCCGCTGACTGGGGGTGCGCTCACAGGCCCAGTCACGATAAGTGAAGGCGCTCTCGGCGTGCCGCTGGCGATTGAAATATTCTACAACGGCTCTAATGATTTTCACAACGGCTTTGAGATTAACTGGCAGTCCGACACACGGCACGTAAACTTTGGTCTTATGGAAGGCAACCTACGGTTTGGCATGTTCGGCCGGGGTGCGGCACTGAACGACCATAGAATATGGACCGTTGACATGTGGTCTGGTGGTGGTGGCGAGTTAGATATGGACTTCCACAGATGGTATTGTGCTGGTGAAATCGGTATGATACTGCGCACGGGCATGGTCAAGATTGGTGTTAACCTCAACGAGACTACAGCCCCGACGCACAACCTTGAAGTTGTCGGCAATGCTTCCATCTCGACCACCTTAGATGTTACTGGGGCTTTAACAGCTCTCAGCTATGGTGGGGTCACCGAAGCGAACCTGTTAGACAAGACCGCCACGGAGGTCATCACTGGCGGCTACACGATCAACTCATTAACACTGGGTGGGCAGCTCAACTGCGCAGACAAGGATTTGAATCGGCCGGTACTGGAAGACTATGGTATCAAGAAGCACAGTGAGGGGTCGTCTGCTGGTACTCTGACATTGGATATGGCCCTCGGCAACGCCATGACACACCTTTTCACCGAGGATGTCACCACCGTTACTGTAGTCAATCCACCGGCCAGTGGAACCTACGGAGAAATTTGGTTACGCCTGACACAACACGCGTCCTCAGCTAAGACCATAGCATGGGCCTCCAAGTATCATTTCCCAGGAGGCACCGACCACGTGATGTCGGGCGCCACCAACGCAGTCGATCTGATCCACCTGTCCACGATAGACGGTGGCGCCACTTACGATTGCACGTTTGTACAGGACTCCAAGTAATGTTTGGGTTCCACTTCTTCTCGCAAACCGAGGAGTTGTCGGTAGACGTAGCCCCTGCGACGTTGGCAAAGAGCGGCCCTAATGGGGAGCTCATCAGCAATACGGGGACAGCGACACCGACGGGCGGTAAGCCGCCGTACTCATACGCATGGACGCGGGTATCCGGCGATGTGTTTACTATCAACTCGCCAGGCATCAACAATACGACGTTCACGGGTAACGGAGCGGACGTGGTCAAGGGTGGCACCTATAGGTGCACAGTCACTGACGACAACCTTGACACCGCGTTCGATAACGTGAACGTCAATTTCACCTTTGGTACACCAGTCTAGGAGGACAGCATGGCATTAACGAAAGCACAGATAATTCAGGTAACGGTGTTCATGAAACGAGCACAACTCAACGGCGAAGAGGTCCCGGTGTATAATGGGATCATGACTCAGTTGCAGACGGACATCAACAAACTCATCGAGGCAGAGGAAAAGAGTGCCAAGAGCAAAACGCCAAAGCCCAAAGCCAACAAACGTAACTGAGGAGGCGATCCGCTGTGCAGCGGAACAGTCTCTTGAGAAGTTTATCAGGCTGGTAGCTCCGCACCGTGTGCTGGGGCAGTGCCATTTGGACCTGATTGATTGGTGGGAAAGGCCTGATCAACTGTCGCACCAGCTTGCGCTGTTGCCACGAGATCACCAGAAGTCTACGCTGATGGCGTACCGCGTGACCCATGCGGTGACCAAGCGGCCTGACGTTCAGGTATTGTATATCTCGTCAACAGCCCTGCTGGCTGAGAAGCAGTTGGGCACTATCAAGGCGATCTTGGACAGCAAGATCTACCGGCGCTACTGGCCGGACATGACGCACCCAGATGAGGGTAAGCGATCCAAGTGGACGACCTCAGAGATCGAGGTAGACCACCCGATGCGTAAGAAGGAGTTCATCCGAGACCCAACGGTGATGACGGCCGGCTTAACGACCTCGTTGACCGGGTTGCATTTCGACATCGCCGTTATGGATGACATCGTGGTACGCGAGAACGCATACACCTCAACAGGGCGTAAGACGGTTGAATCGCAATACTCGCTATTGTCGTCGGTTGAAACGGCTGACGCCCTGGAGTGGAGTGTGGGGACTCGGTATCACGGGGCAGACTTGTATGGCGCCATGATGGAAATGAACGAGGAGTTGTTTGATGCAGACGGAAACATCTCGGGAGAGCAGCCCATCTACGAAGTGTGGCAGAAGGAAGTTGAAGACCGCGGTGATGGCGCAGGTGAGTTTCTCTGGCCCAGGCAGCAAAGAGATGACGGCCGCTGGTTCGGTTTTGATATTGCCATACTGGCCCGCAAGCGTGGTAAGTATCTCGACAAGGCACAGTTCCGGGCGCAGTATTACAACAACCCGAACGACCCCGATAACGAAGAGATAAAGACCAGCACGTTCCAGTATTACGAACGGGACCGGTTGGTAATGAAGGGGGACGAGGTCTGGATCGGAGGGCGTAAACTCAATGTGTTTGCAGCCATTGACTTTGCGTTTTCGCTGACCAACAGAGCTGACTTCTCTGCGATCTGCGTGATCGGTGTGGATTTTGATTTCAACATCTACATCCTGGATCTGAAGAGATTCAAGACCGACCAGATCACGACGTACTACAAGCACATCTTTGAGATGTGGCAGAAGTGGAAGTTCCGGGCGCTCAGGGCTGAGGTGAACGTAGCCCAGGCCACTATCGTCAACGATCTGAAACGTAACTACATTGCGAAGGAAGGCATCCCCCTCCGCATCATCGAGCATCGGCCTGGCCGATACGACGGTGCCAAGGAAGAGCGGATGGCTGCCGAGCTGAAGCCTCGGTATGAGAACGGCCAGGTATGGCACTACAAGGCTGGAGTGATTATGGAATTGGAAGACGAGTTGGTTAAGCAGCGCCCGCGCTGGGATGACCTGAAGGACGCCGTCTCCAATGCCATAGCCATTGCGAAGGCGCCGGCTAAGGCCGCGTCTACACATAGATCTAAGGATAACAAAGTGATTTATCACGCACGATTTGGGGGAGTAGCATGACTGAGCGCGTAGCCACATTTGACAATTTGGCAGGTATCCCCACGAACAAGGACGCCTCAACCATCGGCAGTATCTTCACGCAGTGGGACACTGGTCGGGATGGGTGGAAGGCAGAGAAGGTCGAGTTGAACAACTTCCTCTTTGCCACTGATACACGGAAGACCTCGGTGAAGTCCACCAAGTGGAAGAACTCCACCACGCTGCCCAAGCTGACTCAGATCCGGGACAATCTCCACGCCAACTATATGTCGGCGCTGTTCCCGAATGACGACTGGTTTGAATGGCAAGCAGAGGAGGAGGAAGGCGCAGACAAAGAGAAAGCGCGAATCATCCAAGCGTACATGAAGAACAAACTCCGACAGAACGATTTCCAGACGACAATCTCCAAGATCTTGCTGGACTGGATCGACTACGGCAATGCGTTCGGTGACGTGGTCTCCAAGTTCGAGACACTCAAGACTGGTGATGATGTCACGGTATCAGGCTTCCAGGGCCCACAGCTCAACCGGCTGTCGCCCGCGGACATCGTATTTGACCCGAGAGCACAACGCTTCCGGGACTGCCCGAACATCACACGTATGGTGCTGAGTCTGGGCGATTTGCGCAAGATGGAAAAGACCCAGACAGAAGCGGGGTGGATAGACAATGCCATCACCAATGTGTTGGCCTGGCGCCAACAGATCACCGGGGGTGGGTTCGACAGCCAACTCAAGGCGCAAGCATTCGGTATCCAGGGGTTTACCAGCGTCGAGCAGTACGCCACCTCTGGCGAGGTCGAGCTGCTGATCTTTGAAGGTGACTGGTACAATCAGGCAGAAGACGTGTTGCACGAGAACCAGCGCATCATCGTCGCTGATCGGAACTTCATCGTGCTACAGGAAACCATGAAGTCCCTGCTCGGGGAGTCGTCCAAGACTCACGTAGGCTGGCGCCTCAGACCCGACAACCTCTGGGCCATGGGCCCACTGGACAACCTGGTTGGTATGCAGTATCGTATTGACCACATGGAGAACCTGAAGGCAGATGTGTTTGACCAGATCGCCTGGCCACCCACGTTCCAGAAGGGACACATTGAAGACTGGGAGTGGGGACCGAACGAACGGATCTACGGAGACGAAGAGTCCAGCATCGAGATGTTGCGACCAGACAGCACGGCCTTACAGGCGGACTTTCAGATTGGCAACATGATGCAACTGATGGAAGAGCTGGCAGGCTCCCCCAGAGAATCAATGGGTATCAGGACACCCGGCGAGAAGACGGCGTTCGAGTTCGAGGGCTTGATGAATGCGGCAAGCAGGATCTTTCAGAACAAGATCGAATACTTCCAGATTGTGTTCCTGGAGCCTGTGCTCAACAAGATGCTGGAAGCGGCAGTACGGCACATGACCGAGATCGAGTTGGTCGAGGTGCTGGACGACGAGTTCGGAGTTGTTGAGTTCCTATCCATCAAACCAGAAGACCTCAAGGCCAAAGGCCGGCTACGCCCCGTTGGCGCACGGCACTTCGCAGAGAAGAGTAAGATGGTACAGAACCTGGACGCCTTCGTGTCCTCACCAGCTTATGCCGACCCGTCAGTGCAGGCGCACGTCTCAGGACTGAAACTTGCCGAGCTGTACGAGAGCCTGATAGGCATGAAGAAATTTGGCCTGGTGACACAGAACATCAGACTGATAGAAGCACAAGAGACCCAAAGTGTTGCCCAAGCCTCACAAGACCAACTGACTGAAGAGGCCGGCATCGACCCAGAGTTACCCGATGGAGGACTAACCGATGGACTGGAAGAACCTATTCAGTAAGCAGGAGAAAGATTTCCTTGAGGAACGCCTTGAGGATTACATAGAGGACGGAAATTTATCGGCCTTTTGGAAGATGCAGGTGCCCGCTGACGAGTGGGAATCCGCCGCTGAGATGCTGTATAGCTCGACCCAGTATACAGGCATGTTGCGGAGGATCATCGAGAAACTGTACCGGAAGGCAAAGGATGGGGAAGACAAGGCATACGCATCGCGTAACTTTGAACTGACCCGTGCAAACATCGACGGATACAAGAAGGCGCTGAAAGACATTTATCGCCTTCTCCCAACGACCCGCAGGAATTGACCCAAGGAGTTATTGCAATGACTGACCTAATTGGAGACGCAGGAAACCTACCTGGCGAAGGTAAGGACCAGAACCGACAGACGGACACAGGTGACAACCTGGCCGAGCTGGTTGGTGATGGGAAGAGGTATAAGGATGCTGAGGCGCTGGCCAAAGGACGGCTTGACGCGGACGCACACATCGCACGACTGGAAGTCGAGGCCAAGGAGAAAACTGAGGCCATCAAACTGTTGGAAGACAGAGCCGACCAAGGCACTACGATGAAAGATATCCTGGAACACCTCAAAGCCGGTAACAGTGAAAACCAGCAAGATTCACAAGATCAAGCAGTCACTGAGGAAGCTATCGCTGAAATGGTCGAGACGAGAATGGACAAAAGGGAATCGCTCCGCAGTGCTCGCGCCAACCGTGAGGTATGCAACACAGCCCTATTGAATAAGTTCAATGGCAATAAGAACGACGCCACGGAACACTTGAGATCCAAGAGTGAAGAACTCAGTATCCCAATCAAAGAGCTGCAACGCATGTCCGAACAGACCCCTGGCGCATTTAAGCAACTGCTCGGCATCGACCAAAAGCGCGGATCACGACAGGAGTTCCAAGCCCCAGACACGTCAGGAATGACGCGGCCTGGAGGTGATGGTTCTGAAGTACGCAACGCCTCGTATTACAAGGCGCTGAAGAAGGAGGTAGGCTTTAACAAGTATTACACTCCGGCAATTCAGCAGCAGCGTTTTAAGGACATGGAGGCCCTGGGTGATTCATTCAACAAATGAATGAACAGGAGAAGTAGATCATGGGTATGGACAGCTCAGCCGCTGCATTACTCACCCGTTCGGAAGTTTGGTCAAGCGACCTCAAGGAAGCATTACAGGACGAACTGATGGGCATGGGCTATGTGGATTTCCTCACGGAATTCCCAGATGGCACCACGTTCACCATCCCGTCCATTGGCGAGAGCACAGTTCGAGACTATGTCGAGAACGCTCCCGTACAGTATGACGCCTTGGACACTGGTGAATTCCAGATGACCATTTCCGAGTATGTGAGTGCAGGGCACTACATTACGAAGAAAGCGAGACAAGATTCCTTCTACGCCGCAAGGCTCGAAGCGAAGTTTGTCCCGTCGCAGCATCGCGCATTGATGGAACGTCTGGAAACAGACATCATGGCACTTGGTGCTGGTGGCGCATCCGGCGGACAGACCGCTGATGCAACCAACCAGATCAATGGCGTGGACCATCGCTTTGTTGCAACCGGTACGAACGAGGTGATCACACCGTCTGACTTTGCGAAAGCATTGTACAGTCTGAAGAAAGCCAATGTACCACAAACGAACCTTATCGCAATTGTCGATCCGTCGGTTGAGTACGAACTCAACACGAGCACCAACCTTGTCAACGTGAGCAACAATCCTCGTTGGGAAGGCGTGATCGCAGACGGCATCGCAAGCGGCATGAAGTTTGTCAAGAACGTCTATGGTTTTGACGTGTTCACCAGTAACTACCTGGCGACCGCGAACGAGACCATCAGCACGGTCACGACAGCCGCTGGTAAGGCCAATATGTTCTTCTCAGCCTCTGATCCAGAGCTGCTCCCCTTCAAGGGTGCGTTCCGGCAGTTGCCTGAAGTTGACGCCGAGTTCAATAAGGATCGTCAACGTGAAGAGTATGTAACCACAGCCAGATATGGCCTCAAGGTTTACCGTCAGGAAAATCTTGTTGTTGTCTTGTCTGACACAGACCAAATCGGATAAGGGAGATTCATCATGAGTAGAGCAAATAGATGGAACAACCCCGACGGTTTGTTGGTTGGTTTTGGTACGCACTCGGCAGATAATGATGTTATGGCCGCTCACGCGGGCGGTGGAGCTTTGATTTCAGCCACGGGTCTTTGGAACCTGGTCGATATTGAAGATACCGATAGCATCACTATCGCGTCGTATAACCCGCAGGCGCTGGTGATTCCTCGCGGCTCGTGGATTGCTCGTGCAACTTTACGCACGACTGTAGCAATCACAAGCTCGAACTCAGCCGTGCTTGATATCGGTTTGTATGACGCCGACTTTTCCTCAGTGACAGTTGACGACGCTGACGGTATCGACGCAGATATCGCCATCACGGCGCACAACGCACTGGGTGAAATGGTTGAGTGTGACGGAGCATTGGTAAATGGTGTCATCCAAGTTGGTGCCACCTCTGACTCTGATTGTGTGGTAATCCTCGGTTGGGATGCTTTCGCTTACACAGCAGGTCAGGTAGAACTCACAATTGAGTATCTGCCACCGTTGCTTGCAGGACGTACTATCGCCAACTAGTAGCACGTTGGTTTGGGGACGGGGCCTTCGGGCCCCCGACCCTTTAACTGGAGAAACAAATGTCACACTCGACACTATTGGAGATGACGCAAGGCATCCTGGCCCGGATGGAATCCGATACGGTATCTGCCATAGCGTCCACACAGGAAGCTACTGATGTAGCAACCCTGATCGGTGACGTGTACAAACAGATCATTGATGAGTTCGATCTTGAGGAAATCAAGACAGCTGATCAATTGGGATCGGGCACCGCCACCACAGCACCAACCGCGATGGATGTCCCTGATGGGATATTCAATATCGAACGAATCAATTACGATGTCCGCACGGCAGCGTCCGGCGTGGACAAAGCCTGGAAAGAGGTCTTGTATCTGAAACCAGTTGAGTTTCTGGATACCACCAATGCGCGC